GCAAAGTAGATACAATCTATAGAAAGTTTAAGATTTCTTCTCGTGCTGCGGCGCAGCGTTTTGGTGAGGAAACATTGCCAGCACAAATGGCTAAAGATGTAAAAAACGAACCGCATAAGGAGCATGAGATTGTCCATGCGATATATCCGCGTGGAGAAACAAAGGGTCGTAAGGCACAGAACAAAGCAATAGCGTCTGTCTATTATCATGCAGACACTAGACAGTTATTGTCTGAAGGTGGCTTTGATGATTTTCCGTTTATGGTTCCGCGTTTCGTAAAAGATAGCGTAAGTACGTATGGCAGAAGTCCAGCAATGAACGCACTGCCAGATGTAAAGATGCTTAACAAAATGTCAGAAATAACAATTAGAGCAAGTCAGAAACAGGTTGACCCACCTCTGATGGTTCCAGATGACGGATTTATGTTGCCTGTACGTACAACACCGGGGGCGTTGAATTTTTACAGAACAGGTACAAGAGATAGGTTAGAGCCTTTAAATATTGGAGCAAACAATCCTCTCGGTTTAAACATGGAAGAGCAAAGACGTAATGCAATACGTCAGGCTTTCTATGTGGATCAGTTGTTGATGTCGCAAGGGCCAGCGATGACAGCAACTGAAGTGTTGCAACGTAACGAGGAAAAGATGCGGCTATTAGGACCAGTTCTCGGTAGGCTCCAATCCGAATTGCTCCAGCCATTAATCTCCAGATCCTTTGCGTTGCTGCTCAGGAATGGTCTCCTCCCAGCTGCTCCTGAGCAACTACAAGGCCAAGACATTGATATTGAGTATGTCTCACCGCTTGCCAAGGCGCAGAGACTTACAGATCTACAGTCAATGTTGCGTGGCTTTGAGGTAATGATGCAGGTAGCAGAGATTGCGCCTGTGATGGATTATCTCGATGATGACAAGCTTGTGCAGTATCTTGTAGAGGTTACAGGTATCCCGGCAAGAGTTATTAGAAGCAATGAAGAAGTAAGGCGTTTACGTGAAGAAAAGGCGGCGCAAGAAGAGGCGCAGCAAGCAATGCAGCAACAAATGATGCAAGCTGAGACAGCACAGAAAGTAGCGCCATTGATTAAAGCAGCAGGGTCTGTTGACTAATGAAAGAAATAGAAGAGTTAAAATTGGCTTATAGACGCACGTTCAATACAGAGGACGGCGAAAGAGTATTGAGTGATCTCAAGACCAGATTTGGATTTGAGGCAACCACGTTTACTGGCGATCCATATGAAAATTCATTTAACGAAGGACAACGAGCAGCGGTGCTGTTGATCGTCAGGATGTTGTCTGAAGGGAAGGAACCACAATGAGCGAAGAGGCAATCCAAGATACTGGATCTCAAGAAGCTGTACCAGAAGCTGTTGTAGCAGAAGCTGCACCAGAAACCGCACCAGTTGGCTTTTTAGAAAGTCTACCAGAAGAGCTACGTAATGAACCATCACTACGAAACTTTACGGACCCTAGTGCGTTAGCGAAAAGCTACGTTCATGCACAACGCATGATTGGAGCCGACAAGGTAGCCATACCTAGTAAATCTGCAACGCCAGAAGAATGGCGTGAGGTTTATTCAAAACTTGGCGCACCGCAAGAAGCAAATGCTTATGAGTTTGCAGAAAGCGAAATTTCCGTAAGTGAGGATCTTGTTGGAAACTTTCGTGAACGCGCATTAACTGCTGGCCTTACAAATGCACAAGCAAATGAAATGATGGGTTTTGTCAGAGATACAATCAGTGGCTTGGAAACTGATATGACTGAGACTACAGAGAAAGCTTTGCATGAAGGTGAGCAAGAATTACGTCAGGAATTTGGTCAAGCGTTTGATCAGAGACTTGAGCTTGCACAAATGGCAGCAAGAGATTTGCTTGGCGATACAGAAATGTTTGATAATATCACTTTATCGGACGGACGAATGTTAGGGGATCATCCAATGGTTGTAAAGATGTTTTCGCAGCTAGCGGAACAAATTGGAGAAGATAACCTTGAAGGCGCACCATCAGAGCTTATAATGACACCACAAGAGGCTCAACGTCAAATTTCAGAGATGACTAGACGCGATGGTCCATATTGGGATAAGATGCACCCAGAGCATGACACTTACATTCAAGAAGTGTTACGTCTCAGGGAGTATGTTTAGTGGATAACCGCAAGGCCCACGACAAAGCTTGTAGACAAGCGGAATAGCTGCCCTAAGCAGTAGCATTGGCCCCTCTGGGACAACCAGGCGAAGCAAACCCGAAACTGAAACTGTAAAGGAGAGACGTAATGTCAACCCAAATTACTACAGCTTTTGTCAATCAGTTTTCTTCAAACGTCCAAATGCTATCGCAGCAAATGGGTTCTCTATTGCGTACAGCGGTAGATTCAGAAAGCGTGAATGGCGAAAAAGCTTTTTTTGACCAAGTGGGCGCAGCTTCCGCTGTCCTACGTACTTCGCGTCATGCGGATACGCCGTTGGTGGAAACACCACACAGCAGACGTATGGTAACAATGTCAGACTATGAGTACGCTGACTTGATCGATGATCAGGACAAAGTGCGTTTACTTGTTGATCCGACTTCAACCTACAGCCGTGCAGCAGCCGCTGCCATGGGCCGTGCTATGGATGATGTAATCATCACAGCAGCTCTTGGTACTTCAAACACTGGTAAAGATGGTAGCACTTCTACAACGCTTCCATCAGGTCAGAAAATTGCTCATGGTTCTGCTGGTTTGACAATTGCCAAACTAGTAAGTGCTAAAGAGTTACTTGATGCAGCAAGTGTTGATCCTTCAATACCGCGTTTCATCGTTGTATCTCCAAAGCAAATCAGTGATTTGTTGAACAACACAACCGTGACTTCAAGTGATTTCAATACTGTAAAAGCTTTGGCTCAAGGTGAAATCAACTCGTTTGTGGGCTTTCAATTCATCGTATCTAACCGTCTAAATACAGATACAAACAGTGACCGTCAGGTTATTGCGTTTGCATCAGACGGTATCAAGCTTGCCGTTGGTAAAGAGCCAGCCGCACGTATTGATGAACGAGCCGACAAGTCATATTCAACGCAAGTCTACTACTGTCAATCTATCGGTGCTACACGCATGGAAGAAGAAAAAGTAGTAGAAATTGCTTGTAACGAATAAGGAGACTGATTAATGGCAACTGTTTATTCAACACAACGCACTAATTCACGAGCAACTCCAGCCGTGATGAACAAAGCAAATGAGCTAGGCGGACGTATGCGCGTGGCTCATGGCACATACGAGGCATCTTCTCTAGCGTCTGGTGACGTTATTGAAATGTTTATCTTACCTGATGGCGCAAGATTGCTAGAAGGATCACTTGCACATGATGCATTGGGTTCATCTACAACTTTGTCAGTTGGTTATGCTGCACATACAAATGCTGCTGGTACTGCGGTATCTGCATCTGCTGCTGCATATAAGGCTGCTGCTGCATCTACATCGGCACAGAAGGTAGACATTCTTGCTACTCTGGCTCTAGGCTCAGGCACAGAGACAGATACCAATGAAGATGGTGTTGCTATCACAGCTACTATGGGCGGCGCTGCCGGCACTGGTACTATTGAAGTAACCATCAAGTATGTGGTTGACTAACTAGGATGGGGCGGTTCGCCGCCCCTTCTTTTATATGGAGATAGTTAATGGCAAGTACGGTTGATATAGCTAACTACGCACTTAATCTTTTAGGAGCGTCAAACATTTCTAGTTTTTCTGAAAACAGTAAAGCGGCTCGTGTTGTTAATCAGTTTTACGAAGGAACGCGAGATGCGGTGTTCAGATCACACCCTTGGAATTGTTTGATTGTCAGAGCAGAGCTTGCACGAGATAGCACTGCACCTAACTTTGGATACACATATCAGTACGCACTTCCAGCAGATCCATTCTGTTTACGAGTTTTAGAGTTTAGCAACGGTTCTCTGTCATATCCACAAGACAACATGACAAACAATTCTGGTGGTCCTGTGTTTGCGATAGAGGGCAGAAAGCTTGTGACTGACGAAGGTACAGCAAAAATTAAGTATATCGCAAAGGTAACAGATCCACAGCAATACGATCCAAGCCTAATACAAGCATTATCTGCTCGATTAGCGTCTAACATTGCGTATGCTATCACAGGTTCAAACAGCGTTGTGCAAACAATGTTTGCTAAATATGAAGCTGAGGTCAAAGAGGCAAGGTTTAACGATGCTACAGAGAGTGCTACGCAACGTTTGGAAGCAAGTGATTTGATTGAGAGTAGGTTCTAGGAATGGCAAGAAGCGCACCTGCCCTAAGTTCTTTTACTGCTGGTGAGATAAGCCCTAGACTAGAGGGCAGAACGAATATTGAGAAATATCGTGAAGGATTATCAGATCTTACTAATATGGTGGTGATGCCGCATGGTGGTGTAACAAGACGCCCTGGAACTGAGTATTTAGGTGAGGTAAAGAGTAGCTCAGTCAAAACAAGGCTTATTCCGTTTCAGTTTAAAACAAGTGATACGTATATTCTAGAGTTCGGTAATCAGATTATGCGCGTGTTTCGTAATGATCTACAAGTCTTAAACTCTTCAGCAAAAACAATTACTGCCGCAACAAAAGCAAACCCCGGTGTATTTACAAGCAACAGCCACGGTTTTAGCAATGGTGATGAAGTGTTTGTTGATAGCTTGGGAGGTATGACAGAGGTAAATGGTAGAAATTATTTAATAGCAAATTCAAGCACTAACACGTTTTCTTTGCAAGATCTCTTTGGAAATGACATAAATACTACCAGCTTTACAACGTATACATCTGGCGGCACTGCAACAGAAATCTTTGAAGTTGCAACGCCATACGCTGAAGCTGATTTATTTAATATTAGATTTGCTCAATCTGCGGATACAATGTATCTTGTGCATCCATCATATGATATACGCACCTTAACAAGATCGGATCACAATAATTGGACTTTCGCTACAC